GCTAGAAGGTTCTGAATTAACAGTTCTCTTTAGTAAGCATAAGAGAATTATCTCTCCAATACCTCAGACATTTGTCACTCATGTAGCTCAGGCCTAAAAAGAACAGGCCCCTCGAAGGGGCCTGGAGCAGAGGTGATCGTCACTTCTCAATATACTCGATAGAGGAAGAACCACCTAGCCTCTATTTCTATTATCTAACTCTAACTGAATCTAACGTAGTGTAAACTCTAACGTGCTGAAGGGCACATCTATATCTATCTCTTAACTAGCGCTTTTACTCTTATTTTTTATCTTTTTCTGCCACTTCTTCTTTATCTGAGGCGGCATGTAGTTTCCACCTGGTGCCTTGTTGTATCCTTTCTTCTTATCAGTAGCATGTAGAGCAGTGATCCACTTCTTCTCAGCCTTATCTAGTTCCCAACCTAGAAGTTTCTTCTTCATCTCTTCAGACTCAGACTCGTGCTTAGAATCTAGAACTACTTCTTCTAATATGCTGAACTCAAATACCTCAGTGCCCCACTTATTCCAATCTCCTTGCCACTTGCTTGTTTTCTTTCCAGCAACCAACTCAGAGAGATGAGACTTTCTACGTCCTTCAGTGTCGATGCTTTGACCGACATATACCTTACCATTCTTCAGACACTTAAAACAATAGATTCCTGAGATCATTTATTTCCTGTGATTCTTAATCATATTACCTGTTTCTTATACTATCGAAGATTAGCCCTATGCTCTCGGAAGCTTTGGACGGTAAGATGCGGCCTCTAAGTTATTGGCTCATCTCCCTCGCGGCCAGTTCTCTTCGCTTCCTTTAGATTAGTTTGATGAAACTTTATCTAGGGCTACATACGAAAAAGACCTGGAGGACTATTGTCCGTTCCTATTCGACCTCTGACATGCCTGAAATCTCACTAAAGAGTTGGATCATCTCGGTTCCTCCTTCTTAATCTCGTTCCCTTGCAGGATCATTCGAAGGAGGATATCATCCTCAAGCACGCTGGATTCACACCACTAAGAGGTCTCTATCCGCTAAGCTATGCCACAAACGAGGTGGCTATGTGGTTCTGTGTATAACTATAACGCTAACTGAGTAAATGTTACAATATGCTAAAAATAATTTATGCTATCCAGATAGGACCGACAGGACACTTCGACGGCGGAATATAGAATTTCATAGTGACACCTCAGTCATGAATCCAGCATTCTCTTGCGTCCAGTAAATCCTTGTGCACTTAGCATCATGTTTCCAAAAAACAGGACGATGTCGACTCCACTTCTTCAGCTGATCAGCATTAAAGAAATATCCCTTAGACTCAGAGCGGTTAACAAGAAGAACTACATCAGCTTTTCCCTGTCTCCATCCAATAGTATTGCCGCCTCTGGTCTCTAGTTCTAAGCAACAGGTGTCATAAGGATTACCTCTACCATCAACGCCCTCATTGGTCTTAACCTCCACTCTCTTGCCCTTGAAGATAAAGTCATGACCGGCAAGCCAGTCTCCTTCTCCTTTAGAAATCCAACGAGCATCCTTATCCTTAGTAGAAAAGATATTCCAAAGCCGCTCCTCCCAGGCCTCACCAATCTCCATTGCTCTCTTACCGTCTACAGTATTTAGATCCTTCAGCATCTCCATTCCTCCTATAGCTATATATCCGCCTATTTTCAAATATTTTAACTATTGTGTAAATATTACCAAGTATGTGTATATTTAGTAATAGGAGAAAGAGATTATGAAATACCAAAAAGCACTACGAAACAAGATCGACAGAATCATTAAGTATGTAGAGGAAGAAGTTCGCATTGGCAAATGCAATGAGTCTGATATCCAAGCAATTGCTGATGCCATTCGTGATGAGGTTGAGGCCTATCGCAGAGTTGCAACGCCCGCTGAAATCGCATATGAAATTGAGATGACCATTCTGCGCGGCAAAGAAGATCCATTCTGATGACTATGAGTGGATACGAAATTGGAGATCTACTAGAGTTTAAGATAGATGATAAGACACAATTCGGAATTGTAGTCGATAAAGTAGAGATTGATAAATCATTCGAGACCTTACTAGAATGGAAAAGGACAGGACGCGCTTTCGGCGGCAAGATTATTTACAGTGAATCAATTCCAATGGGAGGATATTTGGTCATGTGTGAGCAAAAACTACAACCACTAATTGTCCAACCTCCACCTTCTAAGAAACGCAAAATCCCATTCATTAAGAGTGGCAAGACGTGGATACCATGAAGCGTCGTCGTAAATCAAAGCGTCCTCTGTCTGAGACAACAAGACAGAACAGGTCAATCTTAGCCACCTCGGCATTTAGAACAATTGCACGCGGCGTAATCATTGACATATGGGGCGAAGGTCATGATACAACAGAAAAGATACATCGCCTTGCCCGTTCTCAGGATTTCCAGGAAATGGTTGGTGATGTGGTCCGTGCAAGGGGAATATGATGAATAACGGCGACCTTTGCTGGATGGAAGTGCATCGACACCTGCCGCCTGAATTGGTGATGGTTGTAGCAACTGCTACAGCACAAGAGATCTACAAATTCGGACCTAACGCAGTCCACGCATGGAGCGGAGGTGACAGCACAGTCAAGCGCGGTGACATGCTGGCACAGGTTCTCTGTCGTGGAGAACTGATGTGGTTTCCTTTTGAGCGGCTGGAGAAGATAGAAGATGAGTTGTAAGCACAGTCCACTACCACACCACCTCTATGTCAATGTGCCCAACTCCTTCCTCGGCCCCAACATGCCGATAGGCACCACGCGTGGCATCTGGCACGGCGTCTACTGCCGAGTGGGACAGGCAATGCAGTGTCATGTCCTCCTAGAGAGTGGAGCACACTGGAGCGGCCTACCACTACATGCTCTATCATCGACAACCGATTTCAGTCAGCCTCTCAGCACACTCCAACCTTGGGGAGGAATGGGAGACCAGATGACAGCATTCACACTCCCCTACCTTGAAGGACTGACTGTGGTAGGTAGAGCCTGCGGTCCAGGTCGGCACACCGGCATCCTAATCGACTGGAACGACGGCTTCAGTCGTTATCCTCAGGAGCACAAGCCCCTGTCCCTGATAGAGACATCCACCGGACAATACGCGCTGCTACCTAACAACTACTACACGATTGATGATAAGCACTTCACAGATGCAGACGCTGCAAAGAATAGAGTCCACTACAGGCGCGGCGAGACAACATACTGGGAAGGAGAATGATTAAGGTCAGAACACGCGTATGATGATACATATAATTGAAAAGGAGTGCACTCGATGAGCGAACACGCACAAGGGACCGCGGCGGAAAATACTCGATTTAAGAAGGTGCGCCGTGCCATCAAGGATCGTAATATTCAGGAAGTAAGTTGGAATCTGTTGGAAATCTGCATCGAAGAACTTGAGCAGCACGGTGAGATCAAGCTGCTGGGCAAGACAGGCCTGATGGAGATGGTTCGTATCATCAGCGTGCAGAAGAACGAGGACAACCAGGTTCAGAAGCTTGAGAAGGTGTCCGAACTACGTGAGTGGTTGCGTAAGGCGGGCTGATGAATATCAAGGACATCGTGTCAGATCCTGTGCTCTTCTGTAGTCGACTCACCATTGTCGATAAGAAGGGCCGTCCCACGAAGCTGCGGCTTCGGTCAGAACAGATCCAGATCATCGAAGCACTCGCAGCAGGTGATGACACGCTGGTCCTTAAAGCACGCCAAATCGGTAGCACAACCGCAGTGGCAGCTTACTTCTTCTGGCGTTGGTTCACAGCACCAGATCCTCAGACATACATCGCGTTGTCACACAAATTGGCATCATCGAAGCACATCCTTGACATTCAGCGCCGATTTTACAACAGCCTACCGCGAGCACTACACCGTCCTCTCAGCGTCGATAACACCACGACCATGACACTGGCTGACACCGGTGCAACACTCATGGCAGCATCAGCTGAAGGCAAAGGCGGACTACGCAGTTTCACGGCCACAGGATTGCATATCTCGGAGTTTGCATTCACACCACACGCTGAAGAGTTGAAAGCAACGGCAATCGCAGCACTAAATGGCGGTCAGCTCTGTATCGAATCAACCGCTAATTTCTTTGGTGATCCCCTTCACCGAGAGATCGAGTTATGGGATGCACAACAGGTCGACTGGAACTTCTTATTCTTTCCGTGGACAGCACACGTTGAATACACCGAAGAGCCACCTGATGACTTCGAGGCTGATAGAGACCTGGACCTGACAGAGGGACAACAATACTGGATGTCCAAGATGATGGGCAAACTGGGACAGACAAAGTTCCGACGTGAGTATCCTCTCTCAGTCGATGATGCCTATGCTCAGACTGACGGTGCTTGGATACCTGCTCTGATGCTTAAAGATATCCAGGCAGTAAAGTTGGAGACAGAGGGCGGTGTCCTGGCCCGTCTCGATCACAACGACCGATACGGCATTGGTGTTGACTGCGGTGCCGGCACAGGTGGTGACTACAGCACATGCGTCGTGGTCAGTGCTTCATCCGGTCAGGTGGTCGAGATTCAGCGGTCAAATCAGCACACGCCGACTGAATGGGCATCCGTAGTTGCAGATCGTTCGTCTCACTGGAAGGGCGCTAAGGTCCTTGTCGAATCCAACGGCACCTGGGGCGGTGTGATTGTCACTGAGCTCAAACACATGGGGATTCCACTGTGGAAGGACGAGGACGGCAAGGACTGGATTACCAACGCGTCAACAAAACCGAAGATGTTAGAGGAACTGAAAGATAAGTTATCAACAAATAGTATCACGATGCTCGATAGCTGGACACTGGGAGAACTACGCACATTCAAGGTCGATGAACGCGGTCGGCCCTTCTGTCCCGTCGGTGGTGTCCATCACGGTGATACAGTTATCGGATTGGCCTTGGCGTTACAATGTATCAAGACAGTTCGCGTGCCTGATAGGCCTTTTTTGCCCGAATGGATCATCCAACGGAAGGTCAATCAAGCTCGTAATAAGGGCGCACAAAAAGAATTTAGAAGATATTAGTATTAAATACAAACGACAAGGATAGATATACAACATGGCTAGAACAGAAAAAGACAGGATTCAGTTCATCAGAGCTGCAGTGCTGCAACACACCACGTTTTGGGACCAGCAGCGTCCAGCGATGCGTCGTTATCGCAATTCCTACATGACGCAATTCTACTCAGACCTTGACTCCAATGATGCTGACAGTAGCATCAGAGTAGAGACAGCTGATGCCTATGCCGGTATCGAGTCAATGATGGGAAGCCTGTTCACCAAGTATCCCAGCATGGAAGTCCAACCGGACATTCAAGGTAATGGTGACTTAGTCGTGACAAAGGCAGTAGCCAACAACTGGTTGAAGAATTGCCGAGCACAAATTGAAGCAGCTGCTCGTATGTCACTGATTTACACACACTCCTTTCTTAAGATGGCACCACGAGAATCCAACACGCTGTTGGGCAAGGTCGCCATGCGCGCAGTTCCACCATGGCAGGTGATACTGGACCGTGATGCTGCAGCCTATGAGGACAGTCGATTCATCGGTCACATCTATTACATCCCAGTCGACGAGGCCAACGACAAGTTCGGTAACAAGAAGTGGCAAGGTGTCGCACAGAAGGATTACTTCACCGACTCTGAGCGCAACACTGACCGCAGTTATCGCACATACGGCGATACGCCTGACATGCCTAACGAATATCTCTACATCGAGATCGTGGAGATGTACGACTTCATCAACAAGGAACTCCTCTTCTGGTCATCAGCATATAAAGGAGGAGAAGAACTCCTCAGCAAGGACAGCATTCCTGTTATGACATATGATGGTCGTCCTCTCAGCAATCTTGTCCCACTCTATTTTAGCAGACGTCCTGACCGTCCAATGGAAGGATACTCAGCAATGTCTCGCATTTATGACCAGTGTTTTGAGAAGAACATTCTCAGGACATTCTGGGCCAACGCAGTTAGACGTGATAGTCGCCAGTATATTTACAAAGAAGGCTCATTTGACGATGAAGCACTGGCCAAGATCACGTCTGGCGTGGATGGCGCGATGATACCAACAGACAACGATACACTTAGTGGTCTTATTGACGTCGTACCTGTTGTTCCCATCAGCTCCAACCACGCCGAATATTTGAACTACATTGAATCCGATCTGAGCAAGGGCTCACTCACCGCAGGATTTACACGTGGTGAGGCATCTCGAGCAACAGCGACCGAGGTGACAGCACTCATGCAATACACAGCATCCGAACTGGGCAAGATGGCTCGTGATCGTGATGGCACACTAGAGGCGGCAATCGGTCTCTACATCCGCATGCTGATTCCTCTAATCGAAGACGGAGAATCTGTTGTAGTTCGCACTGAAGAAGGTGCAAAAGCAGTGACAGTGGCTCGACTCGATGCTGACTGGACATTCTATGCCACAGACGGCGGTGGAACACCAATGTCCGATGTCCTTAAGAAGCAGCAACTCATTCAACTCATCCCCGTCCTCGGTGGTCTTGGTGTAACACCTGATAAAGTGCGTGAAGAGGTGATCCGCCTGTTTGACCTTCCTCCCACATTCAACGAAGCGGCGCCTCCACCGTCGGCAGCATCAGCAGTTCCTGAAGCGCTGTCCGCATCACCGGTCCCTGAAGCGACAACCTCAGCAGTTATTGGAGGTGCGTGATGCCGATTTACGAATACAAGTGTGACAGTTGCAACGGCACTTCTGACCACTTCATGTCATGGCAAACTGCTCAAGCGGTCGAGGTCATCTGCAGCCGATGTGATGTGCCTAAGAGAAAACTGATCAGTGCACCTGCCAAGACCGCCACATTGTGGAATGCCGGCTGGAACAGTGGATTATCCAACAACGGCTTCTACTCCTATTCAGCTGGACAACGTGTGTCCAATGCACGTGAAGAAGAGACCATCATGAAGTCTCGCGGTTATGTCAATGAAAAGGATCTTGGTGGTGAAAACTTCTATAATGATTACATGACGAAGGCGAAGAATGATCGTGACAACTTGGACTCGATGTCCACCACTTATCGTGACAACCTAAAGCGTTTTGATGGGGATAAGGTCCGTGCTGTTACGGAAACATTCCCTGCCCACGAGATGTTGAAGCAAGCAGCCGAGCACGATGCCGGCACAGGAACCTAATATGACACCAGACCAGAAGACAGATCTAGAAAAACTGAGAGCAGAGGCAATGACACGCCAGGGAGAAGTTGAGGCATCCGAGGATGAGATGTATTCTGCTTCTGCACCGAAAGGTAAGTTTAGCGGTAAGGCAGCCAATTCACTCGTGGAAGCCACCAACCGCCTGCTTCCCCTGTTCGGTATCACAGACAAGTATGACCGATTCGGCGGCGGCACAATGACTACACTGCCACCTGAATTTATGCGCCTATTAAGCATGTTCAGCAAGGCAATCGGCGATGCTGTTGAAGAGGGCATCCTACCAGAAGATGCAACGGTTGACCTTAAAATAATC